TCATTTACGCTATGGAGCTTTGGATTTAATAGAAAGCTTTAGACCAAATCAAATAGAATGTAAAAAGTGGTTAGTAGAAGAAATAGCTAACTACAAAATGTCCTTTGAAAATGTTTTAGTCGTTGGATCTTGGAACGGCTGTTTGCTTTGGGAACTTATGAACAAATATTGTGATGTAGATTGGTTTACATTTCTAGATGTAAATCCAGTTTGTCATGCTGATAGAGATGCCTACTTTGATGTTAATCAAATCGAAAAGAACTATCACAGTATAACAATGTCAGCAACTGAGTTTAGTGACTATGAAAGTTTTGATCTCGTAATAAACACAAGTTGTGAGCACATGCTAGACATCCCTGCTGTATATGGACCTACGTATGCTTTACAGTCTAACAACTATAAAAGTATAAAAGAACATATCAACTGTTGCGCAAGCCCAAAGGATCTAAGAGATAAAAACAATATCACAAAAACCTTGTTTATGGATACTAAAAAGATGCCTAACTATGATAGGTTTATGGTAATAGGATATTATCGGTGAATTGGTTTAACTTTATAAGGTTCTACACTTGCAACTTTAAATAAATCACCATCTTTTCTTAGTCTATCTGCTGTAGTCCCATCATGCTGAACTGTTGTTCCTAACTGTGGATCTATCACAGATTTTACTGGAGAGTATTTCCCCATATATCTAGCGTGAGGTCTCCCATGTCTGCTTTGTTCAGTCCTATTAAAGTAACCTAATAAACCATCAACTAAAGTCATTGGGCCAGTTACAAGATTTTCATCACAATGATATACCAGACGTTTGGCAAATGATGGATGAAACATTACAGCTTCCATAGCATGTTGTCCAAAAAACTGAACATCAAGATGAGGATTAAATCTGATTGCATCTGGTTTCTCACACCAAGCATCGTGTTCTAAAATTAATATTGGAGTATTTTCAAGAGCACATTTGTACCAAAGATTATATTGACTATAAAAACACGCTTTCTCTGTATCTGTTAACTCTCTATTACCCCTTTGCCCAAAATTTAAACCGCTTTGTAGATGTAAGTTTGCTGGAGTAACAGCATCATAAAGTTTTAAATTAAAACCAGCCCAAGATTTTGCACAATAATTTGCATATGCTTTTGAAGTAGCATCTTGAGACATCACTATCATTATAGTTTTAAAGTTGTTCATAACATTTCTCTTTTAAGGGTTGACTCTTGTCTCTATTTATAGTAAAAAGGATATGTAAGAAGGAGAATCAACATGAGAACGTATACAGTATATCAGCCACAAGGTTCAGACAATCGTGACCTACGATTCGAACTAAACTACGGTGATGAGCCAACAGTTTTTGCTGAAGCCTCATTCGTGAATGGTTACTATACACTTGTAGCAGATATCGAAGCGGCAAGTCTAGATGATGTTTTTCAAATCGGTAATATTGGACCTGAAGGTTATATTACTCGTTATGATCGTATGACATCTGTTTCTGTCGGTGACATCATTGTTGATCGTGAGGTAGACGAATACTACATGGTTGCTAAGTTTGGCTTCACAAAACTATTCGCTGATGCAGACCCAAATGACTCGGTTGGTTGTGCAGCGTAATGAACTTATTCATACTAGATAAAGATCCTATCTTAGCTGCACAGCTACAGTGTGACAAACATGTTGTAAAGATGATAGTCGAGTCTGCACAGATGCTCTCGACTACTCATCGTATATTGGATGGGCATGTTGAGAAACGTCCGTCTAAGTCTGGTAAAACTATGGTTAACTATTGGGTGCATCCAAACTCTAACCTAGAAAACACTTTATACAAAGCAGTACACCATAAACACCCATGCACACTATGGACTATGGAATCGTCTGCTAACTATTTTTGGCATGTAATGCATTTCAATGCTTTACTCAAAGAGTTTGAGTATCGTTATGGTCATGAGCATGGTTCTAAGTTTCTCTTGCCTGTTCTAAGTTCATTGCCAAAAAATATCCCTATGGGACCACAGACTCCATTTCGTCTTGCGATGAAAGACAGCCCTGAGTGTATTGCACTTGGAGATCCAGTAAAAGCTTATCAAGCTTTCTACCAAACCAAACAAAAAAGATTTAGTATGGTTTGGACTAAACGTGAAACACCAACATGGTTTGAAAGGTTATCTTAATGAAAAAAAATGCATTTGCAAATGAACTAAAAAAAGCACACGCGCAGTTCATGAAAAAACAAGGGATGCAACGACGATCAAAAGAGATTGAACGTTCACCTCTTCGTAATGAAGATTTTTATTACACTGATGCACCAAAATATGCAGAGAAATATTATGGTGAAGTTTATCGTGAAACAACGAGGTTTGATAATGACTGGGACTAATCAACTTGAAATGAAACTTCATGAGCAAGCAGATCAGATTGGATACTTGCGTCATGAGGTTGCAAAGCTAAAAGAACAGCTTGAAAAGAATGATGCCATCTTGAAAAACTTATGTGAAAGGTTATATGTGCAAGGATGACTGGAATATTTTATGACACTGAGGAGATTACTATGAAATATGATCGTGAATATATGGTGGCAGAACTAGAGAAAAAAGTTTGCCAAGTTGTGTTTACAAAGGCAAACGGTGAAGAGCGTAAGATGAACTGCACTCTACAAGAGTCTGTATTACCACCACGTAAAACTGATAAAGAGCTTAAGCCAAACTTAGAAACTCTTCGAGTTTTTGATACGGATAAAAACGCTTGGCGTTCCTTCCGACTAGACAGTGTAACAATGTTTAACGTTTAGTATAAATAGTATTACAAATAGAGGAGACTAGTATGTTCATAGATCCCATTATTATAAGTTGGTTATTATTAGCTGCAGCATCGTTTGCAGCTTTCATGATAGGAATGAGTTATAACAACTCTAAAAAAGAAGAAGTTATCGAAAACACTATCTTGTGGCTTATCGACAATAACATGATTAATGCCAAAAAAGTTAATGGTGAATGGGAGATCTTAGAACTAGACGAAAATTAATAGCTTGACTATATTTTAAAAGTGTGATACTATACTTTGTAATGATTGGAGTGAACATGGCTAGAAAGAAACGAGTCTTAACTGAAGAACAAAGAGAAGAGCTAAGAGAACGTCTTGCAAAAGCAAGGGAGTCTAAGAAACCTTCTAAGCAGTTATCTATTCATGAGTCTATAAGAGACATACCTGATACAGATCCCTTTGCACCTGCAAGAGTAAAGGGTTGGATCAAAAACACAAGTGATAAACTTAAGAGTATGCGTAAACTCAAAAACTCTAAAGATGCTAAAGAAAAGTCTGCTTACTACATTGAAGAAGCATATCTTGCAAATCTTCAAAACTATTTGAGAACAGGAATATACCTTGACAGTCGTTGGGGTGCAGAAAGGCAACATAAAGTAACACAGCGTTGTGTCGCAATGGCATATTATCCTGACGGTACACCTAAACGTACTGTGGGTGTTTGGTATCCTGACATTGGCTCTGTTTATACTTTGGAAATGGAACAAGAAGAGAATGGAAGAGTCACAGTTTCTAACGAAAACAAAGTTTACAAAACTGGTCGAAGAAACCGTAAAAAAACATAGATCAAGTTATATGGATGCTATTATACATATATGTGATGAAATCGATGTCGATCTTGAAGATGTCAGGAGATTTATTTCTCCTGTCATTAAAGAAAAAATAGAAGCTGAAGCAATGCGTTTAAACTTTTTGCCAAGACAAAATACATTACCTTTGGGATAAAATGATTAGACTACCTAAACTATACGTGAAAAGAAAAGATATACCTATCCAATCTCTTTTTGATTTAGCTTCGTCTGATACTAGAGATAAAGCTGCAGGAATATATACTCCTGATGGAAAACCTGAAGTTGACAACCTTATAAGATCAACAACTATAAAGGTAGGTCCAACGCCAGAAGATTTTCCTGATATCTGTAAACATCTTTTAGATATGATAAATATTTGGGATGGTACATTAGACCCTAATGATTATGTTGTAAAAGAGTTTAACTATTTAAAATATGGTAAAGGTGATAAGTTCACAAGACATAGAGATCAGATCAAAAAAAAAGGTAAAGCTTTTAGAATATTCTCTACATCAACTATCATAAAAGTTTCTGATGATTTAGAAGGTGGGCATTTTCGGATGTGGGATCATTTACATACTCAGGTTGATGTACATATTGATGTCGGTGAAACGCTATTTTTTGATTCAAGAACACCTCACGAAATAACTGAAGTAATGCAAGGAGAAAGAGAAGTTTTAGTTGCATGGATATATAAAAAATGATATAATGAATACAGTGGATAAAAAAACATACATTAAATATACGGAGAAAATACAATGTCATTCGCTACACTAAAAAACAATCGCACAGATCTTTCTAAACTAGTTGCGCAAGCACAAGAAACATCTGGCACAACAACCAAAAAGTTTTCTGATGATACACGTTTTTGGATGCCAACACGTGACAAAGCAGGTAACGGTTATGCTGTTATTCGCTTTCTACCTGGAGATGCTGATGCTGCTACTCCGTGGGTTCGTTACTGGGATCATGCATTCAAAGGACCAACAGGTCAGTGGTACATTGAGAAATCTTTGACTTCTATCGGTCAACAAGATCCACTATCAGAGTTGAACTCTAAAATGTGGAACAGTGGTGTAGAGGCTGACAAAACTATTGTTCGGCAACGTAAGCGTAACCTACGTTACATTGCAAACATTCTAGTAGTCGCAGATCCATCTGCACCTGAGAACGAAGGTCAAGTGAGACTGTATCGCTTTGGTAAGAAAATCTTTGATAAGATTATGGATACACTACAGCCACAGTTTCCTGATGAAGCACCTGTAAACCCATTTGATATGTGGAACGGTGCAGACTTCACACTGAAGATCCGCAACGTAGAAGGTTATCCAAACTATGATGCATCTTCATTCAAGGCTCCATCAGCAATCAGTTCTGATGATGCTTACTTGGAAGAAATCTATAACAAGCAGTATGACTTGAACGAGTGGACTGATCCAAGTAACTATAAAACCTATGATGAGTTGAAGTCTCGTTTGGCTCTTGTACTTGGTGAACAAGCTCCACGTACTCCAAAACAAACAATGGATCTTGCACTAGATGATGAGATTCCTGAGTTTAAATCATC